GGTTGCTTGAATTATTTTTAATTTTGGATTTTTTCCAATCATCCATGCCGGGAGTAAGTATGAGGCAAACTCCGACTTTGTATGTCTTGGCGGCATGTTAATGATTAGTCGTTTAATTTTCCCCGATGCGAGGTCATTAAATTTTTTATTAATAACTTTATGGTGAGATCCCTCTATAAACTCAGGCCAAACGTATTTTACAAAACTTAAAAAATTTTTTGTAATATTTGGACGAGCTTCATCCAATGCTACGCTCTTTTCAAGTTCTAATAATTCAGCACTTTCTTCTGGGGTCAAACCCTTAAATTTTTTTTCTAATATTTTTTTATCTTGCATATCAACAATATGTTTTCAAAAGTTATACCTTAACCGTATGAATTAAGCAATAAAGGGTAGACTTAGGATCCCTTTTTGTTTTAGGGGGTATTGGGTTTTTGTTTTGCAATTTTGGGTGGGCCCGCCCGTGGTACCTCTATGGAGTGTGTGGGGTGGGCCCGCCCAGAATTTGCCTGCGACATTATGCGTAGGATTATGTGGGATATAACTATTGACAGCTATATGTGGTGTATGTGTTTATTGCATAGGTTAATTATTCATTTATTCCTCTTATTATTTTTCTTGTTGCTTGATATGATTCTCTTTGTGGGCGACCATTGTCATCATTATAAGTATATCGCCAACTATCGTACTTTTCTGTTTGAACTTTAATTGGAGTTTCACTTGGTTTATTAACTGGATATCTGTTAGCAATTTCTGTTGCAAACTTTTTTAAAAATTCAAATAAACATTGTTGATTACAAAAATAATTCCAGATAGGATTATACCAATTATTTGCCTCTGTTAGCTCAAATATTTTTACCTTTCTAGTTCTTAATACTTTATTGTCGCCTGTTCCTCGTACCCTTGATTGTGTTTGATAGGTATGACAGTTTGGGTTATGACACCAATTATAATTGCTCATTTTATTTTACCTCTTTTTTTTAATAAGTTAATTAATACCAAAAGAGTCTTGCTCATGCTTATTGGTATTGGGGCGACTGTCTTAGACAGTCGCTCTAGTTTTTTATATGTGTCGTGATCTAAAGAAATATTTCTGTATTTACTAAAGTCGGTCATTAAGCGACCTCGTCAGTTAAAACTAATGGTTCTTTAAAATCATGTTGAACAATAAAATAGTTTATATGCTTACTATCTTCTAACAAAGTTAAGGCAGTTAAAAATTTATTAGCCTCGTCAACATTGTCAGTAAATTTTTCAACTCGGTATTCTGGTTGAAAACCACTGTCTTTAATTTTAAACTTTCTCATTACAAAGTATATCATGCGTTCCTTTCTGCTTTAATTGTTATTAGTTCAGTTGCCATTCTCCAACCATTCTGGTCTAAATCCCAATAGACAAAACAAACCTTTCCATTTTTAGAAATAAATGCTTTGCCTGTTGTGAAGTTGTCATCTGGTTTAGTCCAACGACCTTGCCTCTCTATAAACTTTTGATGTTTATTTGCCCAATATCTAATTGTAAATTTTTCTGGGATATCGGTTAGGTTAGTTTCTGCTAACTCTATTATATTTTCTTTTGTCATTTTTTCCTTTCTGTTATGCCCTATCCTACACTAAGTAGGATAGAGTGTCAATAGCTAAATTAAATTAATTTGCAACCTGTGATTGTTGCTCGTATAATATCCTTTCTGCTATTTTTTGTGCTTTGGTTTTAGCTTTCTTGTTCTTCATTCCTTTTATTCTATCTGCTAAATTTTTAGGATTATAAATAGTTAAGCCTGTGGAATTAACTCTAATTATTTCTGCGTCATCAATAGACAGACCAAGTTCAGTTGCAAGTTCCATAGCCTCGTCTAAATATTTATAACCTTTTAAACCAAGTTTAATCTCTTTCATTTGTTCCAAAATAGATGAAATCCATTTTTGATGAGAAATAACAAATTGTTCTTTTTGTTGTTTCCAATTAATCAAGAACTGAAATTCTTTTTCAGTACATGCGATTGATCTATCACGACAATAATTACTTCCGATTAAATCTAATTTATATCTGTCGTTCCACTCCTTGCCATAACCTTTGTTATCATCACCAAGATATTTATTGTTGTTATCGCAATATTTTGTTTTATGTGGGTTTTGATCTTTTCCCTCTTGCTCAATCAAAATATCTGGGTTGCAATCTTCTTGTGCTTTTAGTTCATCACGAAACAAAGCATAGCCATAACTATTGTCATCACGACTATAAGAAGAATTATTGTCTATATCAAGATCGCCATTTAATCTAAAGTCAAAATGTTTCTCAATATTTTTTTCTTTTGTAATAGGATTATTGTCATAATCTCTATCTTCAACAGTACCTAAATAATGAAAATGAAAGCAACTATCTTTTGCAATAGTATTTACGTTCTCAAATTTATTCTGTAAATGATATGCTTTTGCAACGTCATCATCTGTATAGTGTCGCCTTACTATTTTTTCTGCCATCTTCCAAGCATTGTCGTTTATGTCAATCTGATCTGCTTTTAGATTGTCATAGGTTTGTTTTTCAATAGTATCTTCTTGTTCCAAGTGTACTCTCATACGATTAGCAATCTTATTTCTGTACTCTTGGTTTAGTCTTATTCTGCTCATTGTGTCCTTTCTGTTATTGTTTTTTTATTTTGCATTGATTTGTTTTTAGCACTTGACATTGGGATTGTCAAGTATTATATGGGATATATATTTATTTATAAAAACTTAAATATAACATTTAAGCTAATCTGTGGTTGGCAGTACAAAAACGCAACCACAGATTGCAGAACAGAAAGGAAAAAATTTATGAATTTTAAATAACCTCTCAGTTATTTAAATGGGACATGAGTTTGCAAGCTGTTGTCTAAACCAGTTTGCAAGCGCTGATCCCAGATCTATATTATTAGTGCGAGTGGATTCTAGATAAGCCCCGCGTGAAGAGTATAGATCTGGGATCAGTTGTTAAGTGGGTGTACACCCTGTCGCCGAGACGGCCTATGCAATGGATCTGGGATCAGTGAACAAGCTAGCAAGCTTGACAACTGATCCTATATAATATAAGATAAAAACAGAAAGGAAAAACAATTATGAGTACAAGAAGTAATATAGCAATTGAGGACCCAAAAACAAAGCAGGTTAAAGTGATATACGTTCACTCTGATGGGTATCCATATGGTGTTGGAAAATGCCTGGTTGATCATTATAATAAATATGATTTAGCCAAAGAACTATTTACAAAAGGAGATGCCAGTTACCTGGGAGATACTTTTGATGAGTGCAGCTTTTATGGAAGAGACTGGGACAGAGACGAAGAGCCAGCTAAAACTTACCGCGATGAGTGGATGTTTATGGATGCAATGAAAGGAGATATATTTATAGAATATATTTATATCTTTAAAGATAATAGATGGCACGTATCAACTCAAAAAAGTTATAAAACAAAAGATGGTTATGATCATGGAAGTTTTTGTTATTATACCAAGTTTGAACCAGTGATCGTGAACAAGGAATATATAAAATACAAAGACAAACACGAGAAACACGCAGAGGTCAAAATGGTTTCTCAAATAGGAAAATTGTTGGCTGAGAATTTTGGCGCTGATCAAGTCATGACTCAAGGCGGCAATGCAAAAAAGAAATCTAACTAATTCCAATCTGTTAGGAATGGTCCTGGCGCCTTTGGCGCCCGGGCCTATTTTTTTGGGGGGTGGGCCCACCCGTAAAGTCTCAGGCACCAAGCCGCAAGCTCTCAAGCGCTCAAGCCTTGACAGGTCCGGGGTTCTGGGATATTATAAGATTTAAAAACGAAAGGAAAAAATGTTAATTAAAGAAGCAAACAAAATAACCGGCGGCCTGAGCAAGCCAAGCAAGATGCCCGGACCGGCTTACAACCTGCCCGCGGTCGCGTGCATTACTGGCTCCAAGTTAGTCAAGATACCGGGCAGCGTGTGCGCTGGCTGTTATGCATTGAAGGGCCGCTACAGGTTTCCAAATGTTCAGGACGCATTGCAGCGAAGGTTGCAAGCGATCACCGGACCACGCTGGGTCGAAGCAATGACAACATTAATTAAACCACACAAGTTCTTTAGGTGGCACGATTCCGGGGACCTGCAGAGTCTGGAGCATTTACAAAATATTTTTAGAATATGCAGGGCAACGCCAGGGACCAGTCACTGGATGCCAACGCGCGAAGCGCAGATCCTGAAGCGTGTCAAGGTGAACGAGGTCCCGCGCAACTTGATTATCCGGATGTCTTCACACATGGTGGACCAGGGGCCCGTGAGCTTCTGGCCATGGACCAGCACAGTTGTGAAGAGTAACAAGAGCTGCCCGGCTCAGGAACAGGGGAACCAGTGCGGAAGTTGTAGACAATGCTGGGATCGTACTGTAAGAAATGTTGCATATCCCAAACACTAAAGATGGAATTTAAACACCCTAAATATTATGCAGAGCTTAGGAAGCAACGGAGGTTGCAAGCTCGCAAGCTCACAAGCGCTCAAGCTCCAGGCAGCAAGCGTCCAAGCCTTCCC